ATATATGACAGTTAATATTCTATTTACTATTGGAATATCATTAATAGTTATTGGTGCTATTATTTATGGCGTATCTTTTTTAATGATTAAATATTATGAAAGCAAAATAAACAAACATACATTTGAAATATTAAGACCTAAACCAAAGGGCAAAAAATGAATAAAAGAAAAAAACAAGTAGAAGAAATAAGTAAAGATATAAAAGAATGTGGAATAGCTGATTGTAATGAAGCTATTTATAGTAACTTAAATTCAACTGATATTTTTAGTATGGTTGAATGGGCATTAGATAATGCACCAGATGAAAAGATAGATTTATGGCACAGAAATACTTTTCCCTCTATGCAAGGTAAAACAAAATGATATACATATTAGGTTCAATTAATATTGTGATGTGGGGATATATATTAATATTATTCATTCAATCATTCGCTTGACATTAAGAAATAAAAGGCGTAAGCTATTATTATGAAAACAGAAAGGAGAAATATGCAAACTACATTAGCCACATTTTTTTGGGCTACGATAGTTTTATTAGTGATCGCTAGTCTAAGTTAAAATGTAAAAGGAAAACGTGATGGAAAGTGAAACGTGAAACCCCTTGTGTCAGCTTGACGCAGGGGGTTTTTTATTGTAGTATGTATAAATAAACAAAAGGAGAAAACTTATGACTACTTGTGGTAGACACTACACATATAAAACTAAAACAAGAATTTATACTGTGTATGTAAATAAAAATTACAAGAATATATATAAATGGAGAAAAATATGACAGATCAAACTAGGTGGGGAATAGACCTTGTTCAACAAGAGAACAAAGCTAAGAACTACGACAAGCAAAATAGTATCAAGCTACAAAAAGTTAGAGATATATACAGAGATAGCAAAGGGCTTGATAATATTTCAGAGCATATGAAAAAACAATTTGACGAAATTATGTTAGGGGGGAGGTAAGTACATGAAAGAAAAATTTATGAATGACAATGATATGGAAGCTATTGATAAAAAAATCCATGAAGTAGCAAATGATAATCTTGACGCATTAGAAGATTCATTGAAACATATGGATTTAGATACTATCAGATCAGAAGTAAATAAAATGCTTGATGATTGTGATATAAACGAACTTCAAAAAGTTGCAAAGATATTAATAAATTTATCTAGGAAATCTTTTATAGATGAATAGTTAAACAATCTTTATCTCCCTCAAGTTAAAGTAAAGCCCTGTGTCAGATTGACATGGGGCTTTTTTTATTGTATATTATACCTATGATTAAACAATGCACAATTTGTAGAACAGAATTTAAAGATACTACATCTAACTTAAATAAAATTTATTGTAATTATAAATGCAAATTAGTTAGGAATAATAAAGCTAAAAGAATTTTGCCAGATAGCATTACTAAGAGTTGTGCTATTTGTAATGTAGATTTTGTAGATACAACTTCAAGAAAACATCAGAAGTATTGTTCATCTAAATGTAGAAATAAATTTAAGATGAATAATAAAACTAGAAAATTATTTATGAAAAAATATATTGCTAGTGGTAGAAGAAAAGAAGTTTGTAGAAAATATGAACAATCTGCCAAAGGGAAAAAATGTAGCAACCACCATGTAGCATTAAGACACGCAAGAAAATTAAGAGCTATTCCTAAATGGGTAGACAAAAAAGAATTAGAAGAAATAAAATTTATCTATAAAAAGAGAAAAAAAGGATACCATGTAGATCATATTATACCATTACAAGGTATAAATGTTTGTGGGTTGCATACCAAAAATAATTTAAGAATAATAAAAGCTAAACATAATTTATTTAAAGGTAACAAATTAATTGAGAGTTTATTATAATTATGACAACACTAGCAAGACAAATACAATTAAAAGTAAAAAAGTTTGATGAGGTTATGATTAAACTTAAAACTAAATACTT